CCTTTAGAATCCAATCAAGTATGTTACGGTATTGGGGGCTTTGCTCATATTTCACTATCAATAATTTAAAGAGAGCCTCGAATAATAGCCCCCTTAGTCCGAAAGCCCAGCTTTTGCGAAACTCATCCCTTACATCTAATAGAATATGCGAGTTCGGGTGTAGAACATTCTCGTGAGTAGGTTCTGGATAGCGCCTGGCAAGTAAAACAATAGCCTTTACAAGTGGCTTATCTACTTTATCCACAAAGTATTCAAGGGATGCCTTCATCTGATGCTTGAGATACATTAAAGGTGTTCTATCTGTAGTGCGATTTCGATATCATCGGTAACTGACTGAGTGAATATATCTTCCGTTACCAGAACTCCATAAAGGGCAGTGGCAGCAGCGGCGCATTTATACCATAAAGGCAAGCCACCCACTGTTGAGGGAGTCGCAGATGCTTCCGAAGCACATGAAGCAGACCTTGCGTTCAGGGCAGGGAATTCTATCTTGCCTACATATTTAATACGGTCTGCTGGAAGCGGATTGGTGTTTGCGGAGTTGTCCGTGAGTTGACCTGTCGGCGTTGCATTGAAAAGAAACAGGGTTAATCGCGGTTCAATATTCTCTGTCTCACTGAATATAGTGGCGGATTTAATCACACCATATCCGCCGACTGCACTTGCCATACCTGGAAACGTCCAGCAAGTAGCCGTAGTAGAACAGTCGTCATCGTTCACGACATCGTTAAATCCGTAAGCCCCTATCGATGCGTCAATGGCTTTGGCTACTCTTACCTCAAGAGAGTTCCCAACTATGAGGGATAGAACATCTACCTGCAAATGCCCCTCAGAATCAAGCAATGGAAAGAGCCATGTACCGCTACCATCCTTTGCCGTGTTAAATAAAATCGGCCGTATTATTTGCCCGTATTGGTTGATAAGCTCTGTATTGTATGCTGTCATGTTATCCTCCTTATATTGCTCTTTCTAATTGGTCGGGATTTCCTTTTATATGAGAACTCTCCGTTAATCGCCAGCCGAAAGTGGCGTTGCACGGGGATAATATCCTCTCGGCTGTTAAGCCACAATCGCATTTAACGGGTTTATTATAGTCATTCATTGCTTTGAACTTTGCTGTGATATGCCCCAATGGGCATTTATACTCGTACAGTGGCATCCTCTAAAATCTCCTCAATGGTTTTTCCACCGATTGTATTACCCCTCATAGCCATATACTCCGCCTGAGTCCTGACGTAATCAGTCTGCGAATTGGTGAACGTAAACAGATATTCGCCATCTGAATAAACCTCACAGGACTTTAGTTCTTTGAGCTGGCTGGCTTTGAGTTTCTTAAACTCTGAAATTGTTATGTTCGGTATCAATGTCGCCATTATTTCTCCTCCCAGATACCTTTTTGAGGGCATCCGCCATCATTGAGTTGCCAGTTACCTTTCGCTATTTCCTTCGCTATTTCTTCAGCGAAGTAGTTGAGCACGAACATCTCAACAACGTCATGCTCCATTTCAAATAATATTATATCCCTGCTTGCCTCATATAACTCATGGAGCCGGGGGTTAATCAACCCTTCGAGGAATCTTTCAAATATGCCGTCAAGGACTCGTGTATTGTGCTGGTGGCAGTTCTGTTTAGTCGGTTTAGCGGGAAGCAACTTTGCAGCCAGGATGATAGCCTTCATCAAAGGGGCTTTAACCACATCTACCACATGGTTGAACCACAGACTGTTAAGCACTTTGTCCTTGAGCGAATAGGGATAGGCGTCTAAATTCAAATCTTCGCATATCTTTTGGTACATCCTACCTCCGTGAGAGAGGGGGGTTTTTAGCCCCCCTCTCCATTACTTTTACCTGTCTAGGGTCAGGAATATCAGTGACTTATCAGTTGTTACGCCGACGTTCCGGCAGAAGCCGATAACCGGATGCGTATATGCTTCTACGGGGCCAACGCAGCCGTCAACCGTACCAGATGAAGTAATACCAGAAACAGCATCGCCAAGTACCAGTGTACCAATGCCGTGAATGGCAATGTCGCCTCCCGTCTGCATCCAGAAGTAGTAGGCAATTGTAACCGGTATATCGCATGCTCCGACAATCATGCCTGTCAGGGTAGTGTCTGGAGTGATTACCACACCGCTATAGGGATTGCGCCTGACACCAGTGAGTGTAGATGCAGTAAGTGCCAGAGTCACCGGGTCGTAACACGTGATAACCCCTGTTTCGTTATGGGTGATGGCCGGGTGAGACTTGATTTTTAGGCACTGGCCTTCACCGGCTAAATCATTGGTGAAGAGATACCCTTCCTTGTACTGATCTTTGGTCATGCTCACTGAGGAAGTGGGGGTTATTGTTATATCGTAGTCTCCTACATCCGCCGCCGCAGTCACCATGTCCATATCGTGCTCTGACCCAGCAGAGGCGGCAGTCTGGCAGGTGTAACCGGGAACCAGGGCTACCGCCCCATTAAGAGCATACCGCCATACCCTTTCCCCCTGAATCAGTTTAGTACCCAGTGGGAATCTCTGCTCAGAACTTATAGAAAAGGGATCAGGCGGGTAATGCTGTAGCAGTTCACCCTGGTCTCCGATATTAGGATACATCAGAACGAAACCGCTATCATTGAATACTTGATGCCTATATTGAACATTTCCGTCTACCATTAGATTATCCTCCTTATTTACTTTTCGTTAGTCTAGGCAGCGTTCATCAGGACTGCGGCAGCCGTCTTATTGGTCAGCCTCATACCACAGTAGAATTTGATGCGCTTTCCTTTGGCATCCTTGCCTTCCAGTATGCCGAGGTCATCTACCTGAATCATACCGACACCGTTCATACCGCACAGGCCATCTTCACCAAACCTGACGGCGAATATCGGTGAGGTGTCGATAGTCCCGGCTGCATAAGCTTGGTCGTAGTCGTAGTCTGCGATTGCAGTAACCATAGTATTAGCCGAGTCGTCCATGTTGTTCTTTATCTGGTCGTCAATGAGGAGTTTCTGTTCCCCAAATCTGATCACTATGTTGCCGAGTTCATTGCTAACATTCAGGTTCTGACCGGATGCCTCAGCAAGTGTCTGCACTTTCTGCCTCATCAACCGACTCATAACGAAATGTGTTGGACTTGGCCTCACTGCATCCCTCAAGGCATGAAGCATCGCCAGGGTTAGGGCTGCCGATGCGTCAGATGCGGCCATGAGCACCTGTGGGTTATGTGCATTGCTGTTATCTCCAGAAAAGAGCCAACCATCAAGGTCTGTGGTAGTGCTCGTCTCTGCCTCTGCTATTAGTCTAAGTAGCCCCTTGAAGTTCTTGCTACTGGAAAGTGAACCTACAGATGTAGTTCTCCCGTAGATAGCTAGTTTGTCAAAGGTCTGGCTGACTCCCTTTGTTTTTAGCTCTATTGCCGCAACCATCGCACTCTCGGGTCCAGAAGCAAACTCGCCGAAGTTGTCTACATCAATATTATCGCCGAGAATTGCTAACTGCGCTTCCCTGTATTCCCACGTGGGGTTGATGGTACTCCAGGTATCGTCAACATCATGCACACTTGCGCCCCCATCTGAAGTCTCCATTTTGTATCTGGAGATGTTGTTGTCTGTCAGTTCCACAAAGGGCAAATCCTTGAACCACGGTGATACTTTTACCAAGGTTTTACCTATGCCCATCCGTGTCTCTTGGTCTTGTCCGAGATATTTATATTCTGCCAATGTAGTCATTGTGACTACCTCCTTATTTCTTTTTTCTTCTTTCTCCCATGATAAGTAGTTCGTGAGCATCAAGGTCTTCAAGGTTTATACTCCCCGCCGTCTTGCTCTTAGCATCGGCGGGCTTGTGCTTGTTGGGAGACTTCGATTGAATTTCCATACTCATCACCTTTGCGAGAGAATCCAACTCCTTCGGACTCGAAGAATCGGACTCTACCAATTCCTTGATATAGTCCTCTCGAACCTTTGAAGTTTTTGCATCCCCGTTGGGAAAGTATTTGTAGCCATAATCCCGTGCCTTTAGACTCCGTTCCCTCTCAGCTAACCCGTTCTCATATCTGGATGAAACCTTGCCTTCCTTATCATTGTAGAGTTGTAAGAAAGAGTGTTTATTTATGAGACCTGTTAGCTCCTGATGCCTTTTCAGTATCCTTTCACGGGCTTCTTTGGCACTAATGGCTCTCTCTTCACCGTGTGAATCGGTCTCGTCAGCAAAAAGGACTTCGTTAGCTTTTACATCAAGTTTGTTGTTGAGTTCGGCGTTTTCCTTCCTGACTGTTTCCAGTTCATCATATAGAGGCTTTAATTCCTTGTCCTTATTGGACTGTGATTTTTTCCTCTCATCATCCCTGGCACTTATTAAGTCATCCTCGGAATACTTGATTTCCGGCTTTGCATCCTCTTCGCCTTTAGTCTCCTCGGATTCTGTTTCCTCTGAAACATTCTCCTCCGCATCGGTTGAAGCGTTCTCTGGTTCGGGTGTATTCTCATCTTCCAAAGCTGTCTCCTCCACAACGCCAGTCTGTTCCTCGGTTTCCATGATTTATTGTTCCTCCTCTTTATTTAATCTTCTATTTAATACCTGAGAGTAATTCTTCAAATGATGGCATTCCGCCCTTATCCCCCTGCCCTCCAGTGAGAATATCCTCAAAAGACGTGGGGTAGGAAGGCTTGGTTGTTCTATTCCCTTCTTCTTTTCCTCTTTTAAGTGCTGGTATGGAACTCGGAGGTATTTCATATTCTTCCATTAATTGACGTATTCTAGCTTCAGTTTCATCATCATAAATAGTTGACCAAGTTCCCCAAATCACCATGTCGGCCACGAACTCAGGGTGAGAATCTTTGTATTCTTTCTGTTGTGCCGATGTTAATTCGTCATAATAGTAATCTCTCTGCTCTTTGTACGACCAATAATATTCAACGAGTTTATTGAAACCCTCGTCTGTTGTTCTCATATCAGGCTCTAATTTATAGGTTGCACTCCCAATGTCAGCACCGAGGTCGGACATTGTATAATTCCAATCTTTATCCTCAAGTTCAAGACGCTTATCAATACTAGCGTTTGCCAAAGCCTTTTCTTTAGTTAAGGTATCTTCTCCGCCAAGCTGTGCAATAGCTTCGTTTACAGACTCTAAAGCGACTTCATTAATGGTAGGGTCGGATGCTTCACCCGCGAATAGAGCGTGTTGGATTGCCTCGTACCAGTTGCGTTCCTTTTCGTAAAACTCAGAGTTGAGTTCGTATGTCTTATCAAATATCTCTTTAACCTGCCTGAGTATCTTCCTGTCAAGGTACTGTTGCTCTGTGGCAACTTCGAGAATATCCATAACTCTGCCGTAGAATAGTATAAACATATCGGCAGCTCTTGGAACGTCTTTTACAAGGTTGTCCATCGCCCACTCTTCGCCGTGCATTATGCCGTTTATATCATTCATTACGGCTGTTGCTGCTTCTATCGAACCTGTGGCCAGACCACCAGGACTCCAACCCATTAACATTGAGAAAAGGTCGTAGGGATTTCTCTTTTTCCCTGTAACTTTGCGGTATGTTTCTCCAGCTAGGTACATGCCAACAGCGGCAGCTATTAGGCTCTTTAACGCCCTGCGTTTCATGGATGGGGAAGTATTGGAACCCGGCCTTAATTTCTCAAAGTGGAGGTACATTTTCTGGGCAACGCTTCGAGGGAATGTCGCCAGATTACCGAGTATCCTTCCTGAAATCCCCATTTCTAAAGGGGCACGGTCACGCCTTTTATATCTAAAATGCGTCCTAGTCGTTACAAAATTGGCAATTTCTCTTACGGCGGCTTCCCCGCCAGTCACCGATTCGATACTCTCTAGACCATAACCGACTTTATCCTGAGCTAACAATTCCAATACTCTTACCTGCTCCGTATGCGACATATCGTTCATGCCGGAGGCGTCTATGAATTTCTTTACATTCCCGTCCTTCTGATATTGGAATAATGCTCTCTCAGCTTTATTAAGACTTGCGAAGACAGCTAGGATATCCCTGTTAATCTGGTCTGATTTTCCATAATATGATATCTTTTTCAGAGCTCGCTCAATAGCTGTATTACCCATCCCTTCCTGCATCAGCCACTCTTTCATAACGGCCTTGAACTGGCTGACATAAGTTTTGACGTATTCTTGCTCCTGTGGAGCAAGAATCCTGTTTCGCGGGTCGAAGAACACTCCGACATCCGGGTGTAGTGCAGGGTTTTGGAAGAGGTTTCTGATAAACATGTGCGGTGAAAGAGCTAGTGTGCTGAACGAGAAACCGGCCATCCTCATGGCAATTACCGCAAATATCTCTTGAGGATAATAGCCCTTCGCTTCCTGCATCCACATTTCTATATTATGAGCCGTACCTGAAGTGTTCTTTAATTTTGTAGCGACATCGTTCTGAAATATCCTGTCAATCTCCCTAAAATATGGTTCTAATTTCAGGTTTTCCATCTGTCGGATATATGCAGCTCTACGCTGAAGTATATTCTTTTCGTGAGGAGCGAAATCGACACCTTCTCGACTCTTTAGTCGGCCTGAACCCATTACGGTTGCCTTAATCCTGTGTGCTTGTATTTTTGGATTTATAGCGATGTGGGGTTCGTAGCCACTCTTGATAACACCCCAGTCTTTAGTATCGAGATATTCCCTTAAACCTCCGGCACCTTTCGTTTCGTAGAATTTGATAGATTCTTTAATATCCTCTCTTGGCGCATTGGGGATATCATCTTGTATCAAATCGACATTGCCGTTTCGTTTATAATATGACTTGGTAAACCGGAAAAATCGTACATCGTTTTCATAACTGAAAAGGTCTTTAGATATCTGGTCGGCTATCAATATTTCTACATCGGTAATATCTTCAGGCATTTCCGGCCCCATCTTATTTTGTGAGGCTATGTACTGGTTAATCCTTTCAAGGGCTTTTTTGTCCTTCGCAATGGTCTTAAACTTAGGAGTAATCTTTTCCAGCACTTCGTCCATCAATTCGGATTTGCGGTCAGATTCATCTGTAATATCCTTCGCCATTTTATAAACATCGTAGATACGGCTTTCAGTGCGTTCCTGAAGGCGTTGCATATAAATCGGCATGTCATAAAGAGGGCTTACTCCAACGTCTTTAGGCGGGAGTGATTTGGTTATTCTGCCCTTAATACCATCAATGACGCTGGATAATTCAGGTTTATCTTTCAAGGCTTCGGCGACTCTTGTATCGTGTTCTATTAAACCGACTTCGGCCTCACGGTTCATTGCCCTGATTAATTCCTTACCTTCGCTCTCGGTAATAAACCTTTGAGAGTATTCATATTTATCTGTTTTTAACTTATTGATATCCATCAATCTCTGATAAGCATCTTCGGAAAACTTACCCTGAGATACTAGTTCATTTTTAAGTGACTGGATTGCCTTTTCCGTGCCTTCTGTCACTACGTGTTTGCCTCTAATAGATTTCGGCCTGACTGTCTTTACTCTGGCGAGTATCTTATCAAGACCTTCGTAATTTATATTGGTGAGGTAACTATTCCCACCCTTTTCTCTAAATAATGTTCTATATTGAGAAGCAGGGATACCTCTAGTATTCAATATCCCCATTATCTGCTGGCGGAGAGCCTTTTCTTGAGGTAGTATTTCTTTATTGAGCTTTGCCAATTCCTGTCGTAGTTCAACTTTGGTAGTACCTTTAGGTAATTCTTTTGCGGGTTTCTTAATGAGTACCTGCACCTCATTACGCCTTTCAATCGGTGTTTTAACAGTATTCGGAGCGACTCTACCTTTTTCCTGAATATCCTTTACCTTCGGCGGAGCTTTTGTAACCTCTGGGGTAACAGGTGCAGGTACTCTCTCTGCCTCTTTAGCGGGTGTTACAGCCCGCCCGCCTTCCTCATAAGGGGTTGTGCCTATCTTTTTCTCTGCTGCTGCCTGCCCTACTTGATTAGCCATTATTTCCAGTTCGTCAATCTTAGGCTTCTCTACTTCTCCCGCTTTTGCCAACTCAGGGTAATACTTCAAGACTTCAGGCGGTACTGGCTTTCCTTCGGAGAGAGCTTTCCCTACGGCATGTTGATGCGCCAATCTAAACCACATTATCCCCTCTTGGTCTGCACGTGCGCCTAAAGTCAAAGCACTAGTTTTTTTTGAGGGCGGTAGTCTTTCAGCCATATTCTTTTTGATGTATTCAGCCTGCGTCATCTGCCAGGGTTCTTTAGCAAGTTCCATCCTGCCTTTGCCTATTGCTTCGGCTGTCTCAGGGACTATACCCTGCATACCTTTTATGATTTCAGCTTGTGTTATGGTCTGGCCTGGTATTCCTACATTCGTAGCTGTGAACTTCGTTATTTGAGGGGCATATTGTTTTACCAGCGCGGTAACTTCTTCATTTACCTCCCTGACTACATTTGCATCCTTGAACTGGACTCCGACCTTAGTGGGTCTGAATAGGGTTTTAATCGCCTGCTGACTGAGCCACTTCTTCGGTAATCTGGCGTAAAGATAGGTCACCATATTGGACTTAGTGTCTTTGGGTAATTCTATGCCTGCGCTCTTCGACCAACTATCGAGATTTCTACCGACTGAAAGTTTTAAGAAAGCATCCCAACCTATCTTTGCAGCTTGATATCCACCGTAGGTTATCAAGGCTATACCAGCAATATCAGGTGCAGAGACATCTACTCCTGCTATATTGAATAGAGGCGCATTGACAGTCGAGATTATGTCTTTGTGTATTCCTTCAGGCATACTGGAAATCATTGTCTCTATGGGTGTCATTGCCCTGGAGGGTTTTCTTATACCAACTCTGCCCCATTCTATCTCGCCTTCAGATATTTTCTCTCCTGGAGTAGTTACCGAGAAGCCATGAAGGGGTATTTCAACATCGGGAGCATATTCGGGGGCAGCCCTTTTACCTTGAATGAGGTCTATTACTTCATTGCCTTTGAGTACACCCTTTTCTCTCAATAACTCTTCATCCAGACCCAACCCTCTGAATTCCTCTATATCCATGCCCTCATCGGAGGTAAGTCTATCTCTCAACATGGATATTTCAGAGGCTTCTCTTTCTTGAAGCATAGAAGTTTCCGCTCTCTCTGCCAGTTCGGGGGTGTATGGAGCGGTCACGTCTGCACTCACCCCCGTTTCAACGGGCGGTGTATTTTGGAGTAGCCATGGGTTTCTCTTGAGTATGCGCTCCAAATCCATGCTTTCCTCTTTATTCTTTTGAAGAAATGAGTCAAAGTAAGTCATAATATTATCACCAGTTTAACCATCTAGCTGAAGGGGCTGACCTTGATAAATTGAACCCTCTACGATAGGGAGAAAGCCCCGCATATTCCTGCTCGAAATTTATTGGATTTAGAAATGAGGAGAAAGTCCTCGTTGGCAGTTCACTGGAAACTCTAGCTTCATTAGCCAGTTCCCCTTGATAGCGGTTATAATATGTGCCAAGCTGAGAGCCGAAGAAGTCACTTAATCCGGGTCTTAACTGACCAAGACGTGCTTGATATGCAAGGTTAGGGTCGGAGTTAAGCCAGTCGGAAATCATCGCTTGCTTCCTTCTCTCTTCCGCCTCCCTTGCCATTAAGATTTCTATACCTCCGCTTTTCCAAGCCCCCATCCCTGCCTGCATATCTGCTAACGTTGTTCCTACAGGGTTATTCGACATATTATCCTCCATTTTTAAGACGAGATAGATTAGCTTTCAGCCGCGAGAGTCTCCCAATAGTATGGGTGGCAATAAGTATATCTGACAGCATCAACATAATCACTAATGTAATGAATAGGCTGGCCTCTCCACCCACAGTATAAACACATATATTCTTGGCCCGCAGCACTCTTGAACTCACCTCATTTTCCTAAATACTCCCTCAGCCATTGCATGAATTCTTTATCGCCACCTTCGTCCATCCATTGATAGTAAAGGTAATATTCGTTATCCCTAAGCCACCTCGTGACCGGCTCGGAAAATCCTTTTATATAATCAATGAACTCCGCTCTGATTTTACCTGTTATCTCCTTGAATTCACCTTGAGTAGCTGCGACTTCTCCGGTGTGTTGTATATTTCTTTTCTCATAATCCTCAAGTTTTTTAGAATAGCCCTGTTCCAAACCCTGAAATTCTGTCTTCCTCTGGTTGATATAATCTTGAAACACTTTTAACGACTCATTGCCTGTATAGCCTTGCACTTCGTTAAAAAGGGGGAGTTCCGTAAAAACCATCCCTAGACCTACCATCTCGTTTGCCTGATTTAAGATAGATTCTGCCTTGACTGATGTCATAAGCGGTGATAATATTTCAGTAATTCTATCTATAAGGCGGGTTTTACTTTGCTCGTAGACTTCGACCGACATCTGGGTAGTTTGATAAAGTTTCTCCAATTTAGCCATTGAAGTTTCATAGTCAGTCCGGGCTTCCTCAATATCCATGTAGTCTTTCTTAACCGCATCTCTTAGATAATCAGAGAGTTGAGCCTGATAAAGTTGATAAGAAGGCTGCATATCTTCAAACTTAGGCTCTGTCCATTGCGGAACTTCTAACTTCTCTCTCTCTGGATAATACTCGGCCAAAAGCTCATCGCTTGCAGGAAACCCCCCTGTTAATCCAGAACTTGGGTAATAATGTCCTGCGTTGACATAGGGTTGAGATAATTCAGGATTGTTAGTGCGAAAAATAGGATTCCCCTCTTCATCTGTGATAAGTAAGGCCTCTTCAGGTACTAAACCACCTTGTCCCGGCCCGTAAGCTGTAATGTTTTGGTAAGGACGATAATCTTGAAAAGTTAGGCCACCCCATCCCATTTTACCCATTGTTGATTCAGGGCTATAATGGAACTCACCTGTATCTTCTCCGCTTCTCCACTGTTGAGCCTCTTGTGCAGTCGGTGCTCTCATATTTTGCTGAACGAAATCCAGTATCCAATGCTCCTCTTCCTGAGTAGACGGCGCCCCGCTATAACCAAAAGATGGCTCATAATACCATCCCTTTCTTTCAAGATTAGCCCTCTCCTCACTTGATGCTCCCTTTGTGGCTTCATTATGAAGTTTTATAAAGTCGCGATAATCAGGCATACTTAACCTCTCGCTCTAACCTCTTCACGCACATTGGCAGGCACTTTCGTGTTTCTCATAGCTCCATTAGTTGATGAGGGTGGCATTGCTCTCGGAACACCAGATATCCCTGGCTGATTCCCTGCTTGGGGAGTTTGCACCATAGACATAACCTCTTGAATGAGTATATTCGCTTTTATTCTGCTTAAAGTCGCTTTTGCTGAATTATCCGTCCCGGCATCCTTTATCAAGGCTATGGCCGCACTAAGTTTGGCTAACCTTTCATCACCTTCAAGCATTTCCATAGATATAAGCTCTTCCTCATGGTCGGGGTCTTTCACCAATTGGCATTCATCTCTCCCAGTCCTCCGTGACCATGCACCTGATTGCACACCCTGGGCAAATATACCCATTAACATATTTTTATCTCTCAATATGTCGGGTATAAGCCGGCAAGAAAAGGGAAGGTCAGTTATCATATTGTCCGGCTTGGCTTTAACCTTATATCGTTTTGAACCCGATGCCTCGAACTCTACCGGAGAATATTCACCACCCTTATATTGACTCACGATTTCCGAGGCTACCCACTCATAGTCACGCTCCAATGCCAGTTGGAAGGGCTTTAACTTGCTCATGGTCATGTGGGCAATGATTTCCGTTCCCTGCGCCGTCTCAGGATATGGAGCTAGACCTAAGACTAGCTCGCCTACACCGCCTATAGAGAGTAAACGCTGCGTTAATACTGTCATCTTATCAATATTATCACCATTCCCTACGAGCTCGAGAGGCTCTATGTCTTGGCCTTTCCCTGCGTCTAACGGAATATTCTCCCCTTTCTTGATAGGCATGTTCATCTTCTCCGGTGGTACGGGGTCTTGCTTGCTATCGTAAATCTGCTTTAATGTATTTCTGGACTCAATCCCCGCCCTCGTCTTACCGTAGGTAAGAAGTTCGCTTTGCAAGTCGTAAACGCCCCTGTTTGTAGCAAAACAGCTTTCACCTACATACTTGATACTATTGGTTATTTCCCCGTTTATTAAGGGTGAGAAGTTACCGGGCTTTATTCTTACAGGAATATAATCTAAGCCTATCCCATCCGGCTCTTCTACCCAATCTTTATCGATAAAGACACCCTCTTCCGCTTCTTCCCCCGGGGAAGAACAATCAAAGACATTATAGACCTTGATAAATCCTTGAGAGTTCGGTTTAGCGTTACAGCCAGGGTACCTTAATTCAATCCCTTCTTTTGTTTCATACGAGATATAGCAGACATAGATTGGATTCTTCTTACCGTCAATCCATCGCGTGTTTCTAATATCCCAAACAGCCCAGTCGCAAATAGTGTTTCCATCATCATCTTCATAAAGAAGTAGTCGGTCAGCCGTCCATCCCCTTACGACCTGGTAGAAGCTCTTGAGACTATGCAGGTCCGTTTCACAAGAACTACCAGTATAAGCCTGCTTCGCCATGCGGATAAACCCGTTAGCGCAGTCCTCAGTTTCCTGCAATTTCTCCCTGCGTGGAGCATTAGCCCCTAATTGAGATAGAGATACTGATACCTCGGCAGTGGCTAGAGATGATATGAGTTTATCAGCCTCCGCTCTCGATAGGTTCGAGGTTACACTATCGAATGCCCCTTTATCATTTGTTATTTTGAACTCTTCAAGCAGATACCGCTTCAGATAATCCTCATCGAAGCGTTCTATAAGAGGGTCCAGGTACTTCTCTATATCATCTACTTTCTTCTTTTGCTCGGTAACATCATAGTCTAATGGCATTATTTCCTCCGTGTGGGCTTAAATCCATGCTTTACAGCCTGTGCAAGCTTCTCAAAATCATCCCTGGCCTTTTCCGATTTGAACGTCCTCACCTCGCCACTTGACATCCTTAGCTTTGTTTTGCCTATCTTCGTCATTTTATCCTCCTGGTGAATATGGTTGGAAACTCTTTACACGCTTCTTATCCTGTGAGTCGATGGATTCTACCGGACTTATCTCACTGAGTATGTAACCCTCCGCCGACATATAGTGGAATGAGGACTCATTGTGTATCTTCTCCTGCATCATGTCTTCTTTATCTACTTCGTAGGCAAATGACATCTTCTCATCCAGTACGCCGGCTAAGTCACTGAAGTAATATACTTTGTTATGGGCATGTAGAGAGTTCACCATTACTATTCTGGCTTTTACATCGTTAGAATGACGCGGTTCGGTAAGATGCCAACCAGCCAGTGAATAAGCCTCTCTTACGTTCTCTTCTTGAAGATTTCCACCGACCTTTCGCCTGAAGGTCTCATTTTTGCTTGACTCTTGAAAGGATTTAACGTGCTTGGTTAGACTCGCCTTCTGCAAATATTCCCTATAGCAGTAGAGAAATCCAGTTCCCGGCTCCATTGCGTACCAGAGGGCAGCCGTATTAACTCGCCCGAAGTCCTGACCGAAATACCTCGGCCATTCTTGAGGTAAAGCAAATCTTGGGATTATACAAGCCTCCGAGTCGAAGGCATCATAAACTAATCCTTTCAATGAAGAGAGTATCTCACCGGCTAGCTCCTGCCGACCTAAACGCGTACCTTCGTACTTCTGAATGATATGACTTAGGAATTGGGGAGCTAGATTGAACTTATTATCTAACGTATGTCCCCGTGTTACCGTAACCCTTTTGTCACCCCGGATTGAATCTTGCATCAGTTCTTTGATTATTTTTATAGGTCGCGGTGTAGTAGCCACAACACATTGAGGGCTTTTTCCAGTCCTAAGTCCCAACAAAAGGTTATCCCATGTCTGTTGAGGATATAGGAACTTCGCAAGCTCATCAACTGCTGCTTTTGCATGTTGAGGACCCCTGAGTTGGTCTGGCTCATCACCTGAGTAGATAACAGCCTGGACACCGTTAGGCCACGTTAAACGCCTCTTGGAAGGCTCATACTCCGGCATAAACCAGGGGGGGGATATCTTTAATATAGATGAATCACCAAGCTCTACTATTGTATCTCTAACATCGGCTTTTGTCTGCCCTACCAGAGCTATCGGTGTATAACCTTCACTAGCCCACTGCCTGACAACTTCAGACAACGCTCTCGTCTTCCCGAAACCCCTACCCGACAGAAGAAGCCATATGAACCAATCTCCTACCGGTGGTAACTGGTTGACTCTAGCCCATTTCTCCCAGTCATAAAGTAGAGCGAGTTTCTCTTCATCACTCAGATTGTTCTGGAACTTCGTCTTCTCTGATTCTGGCAGAGAGCATAGTAATTGCATTTTCGAGGCGTTCCCCTGCATTTATAACCGCCTTGTCTATATTGATATTGTTATTAACTATCGCAGCCCCTTCGGTGTATATCTTATCCATCTTGTTTAATAGGTCTATGGCTTGAGTAGGAGAATGGAGCTTAACTTTAGTAACCAGAGCAGCCCCCGCCCCCTCTTTATCGTACTCAGTCCGGGAAGTTATCTCACTAATAGCCCTTGTGTTCGGTGATTCCTTGCCTATAGAAAGATACCCTCCGTCTGCACCCGACTCCTGGTAGTCTATTAAGTTGCCCCTGGCTATCTCAGTTAGTATCTCCTGACGTTCTCTGAAGTCGGCTATCTTCTCGCTGGCTGCTTTATCCCTTAATTCCTGAATGCGTGCCTGGACGTTAGCTTTTGTTAGATTTACCGAGGCAATATTCCTAATAGACCTTGCTGAATAACCGGCTATCAAAGCTGCTTCACTAGCATTACCGTATTCAAAATAATTAAGGCAGAAATTTTCTTGTTTTTGAGTAAGCATGAGAAAAACCTCGTGATAAATATTGATAAAGTGGTAAACCTTTATGAAATCTTTATAATTAAAACCTTTTAACCTATTGACATACCTATATAGTTATGATAATATTAATGAGTGGGATAAAGAAAGTATGATAATATTAATGAGAAGGAGGAAATAGAAAATGAAACCCAAAATCAATTTAACTATGCTCAAATGCCTGCGCTGTGGGCATGAGTGGCACCCTCGGAACACTAAGCCACCCAAATTCTGCCCCAATTGCAACTCGCCCTATTGGGATAAAGAAAGGAGGATAACAATGATAGCTAGCACACCCGGCTACAGCTGCAACCGAGGGGAGTCAGTATTTGAGGCTACACATCGCCTGTACGGTCAGGCAGCAACCGTTGATAGTACCGGCACTCTCCCCAATGAGCATCCAGATTTTGAATTTCTTGGTACTGTAACGGTTAGACCCCATGAGACATATAACGTTTACCAAATACCAAGAGACGTTAATCCCAGCCTATACGATGACGCCTAATTCCCCGCGACAATTGAATATCGTCCTCATGCCCGGGGCAGACCAGTCCCGGGCATTTCTTTTGTAGAAGATATTTCCCAGGGAGTGGTCCTTTTACTTCTCTTTCCTTTCCTTTCCTTTCCTTTCCTTTCCTTTATGCCTGGACTTAGTCTAGAGTAGGTTGGGAGTAGGTTTAAACCAAGTCTAAACCAATCTTAGAGTAGGTTGGGAGTAGGTCGATACCAAGTCTTAGACCTATTTCGAGGCTAAAAGCGGGTGTTTTTCGATTATTCCATTAACTGTTATTCGACTAAGCCCAAATATTTCAGCAATTTCTTTTTTTGTTTTCCCGTCACGCAATAATTTTATAATTTCGCGGTTTCTGATGTCTTTTCTCGCCGTTTCGACACTGTTTCCGGGCTCTTCAAGACATTTCGGGAAAGGACACTCAAGACATAGACCGTAATAACCCAGCTCCCGGGCCCGCTTGCAACCCCTGTCTACATGACGGGGTTCCCGCTTAACCCCGGTCTCTCCGCCCTCAAAGTTTCCTGCTGTGTTTACCTGCACCATAGAAATTGTCCCACGATGTTTAAGAGGGGCTTCGCCTCTCTTTGAATTACATAGCCCCGGGAAGCCCGAAACGATAAAGTTCTCTCAGCAGGGGCTAAAGGAAGGCATAAAGCATAACTTTATCCTTCCAGGACAGTCTATACCTTTTGTAGCAAGGTTGTCAAGGGGTACAGCCCCAATCATGCGTAATAAGTCTAGGGGGACTTGACACTCACGTGTGAGCCTATGTTATAATGTTATAGAGTGTAGTAAAAGGCTACACGAGAGCCAGGCAGAGCTAAAGAAGCTCACCATCGGCCAGGCTATAAGCCTTCACATTCTCAACAGCAGGCTGGCACTATACCCAACGGACCCGCTACATCTGCCGGTCCGGGTGCGTGAGTTAAGGAACTGAGGAAAGGAGAGTAATGCTAGAAACAACTAAGGAAATATGTAAGCACTGTGGTAAAGAATACGAAGACATTCATATTGCTCCACGAGCACCTTACGCACCTTATTATTGTGATGCGTGCCGTGAGGAGCTAGAAGCAGCTTGCGGCGGTAGTTTTATGAGCGCAGTTTACCACGCCTCAAGTAATCGCAGCCCAATGGAAGAATCCTAACCCCGTCCAGACAAAGGACTGATTGTAGATAAGAAGATGAAAAGAATCGGTCATAACTAAGCACCCTGATAGTCTTGGTTTTAACATGCTACGCCCCGATAGAGATGAGTCGGTACATCATCATCAATCGCGTACTAAATACAACCTCAAGGTAAATGACGCTAAGACACTTTCAGCCGTAGTGAAAGCTAATCGTTAAGAAAGGATGGTAAATGAGAATGATGACAAGGGAACAATTAAGGTACTTACTAAAATTAACAACAGATGACATGAAAGTTATGCGAAAGCGTATTACTGAGTATGACTCAGAAGCTGTCATGGAGATAGCTAAGGATATTGAATCCAGAATGGGGGGCATTGTCGCTGATATGGAG